GTTGGGCGTAGTCCTAAAGTTGAACATATTGTTCGACATCCAACTGTATGTTAGAAACACTTACACGTACCAAGACAAGGGAATCTCGATCTGAGCGCGTCCTTTTTAAAGGACGCCCTTTCTTCGGGATTTACGCGGAGTATTATGGACCTGATATCGACTTCGTATCTGGCTCTTTTGAGTCAGAATTCGAAGAGGTATCGGTCGATGCTCCGGGTAGCCGTCACGTTTGGAAACCATTCCAGCATTATAAACGCTGGACTAGTCCTGAAAGTGTCGGTGGCGCCTTCACTCATATAATTGGTGATCAGATTGCTGATCACTGTTACAGGGTGGGGGAACACAAGGACCCTTACTGGGCATATCCCGGGTGGGATTACCGTGTTGGTGTTTACGGACCGACTGGAGCACCTTTTACAGGGCTTCAGCCGTTGTATGCGAAAGCAGCCGACGGAGGCTTCGTGCCTCTACCTGCTGAACTTAGTGCACTTAAGCAAAGGTCACTCGACCAGATGCTACCGGGCATTAAGCCGGAATTGTCGTTAATTAACTCTTTTATAGAGTTAAAAGACTTCAAAACCCTCCCACGCACACTAACTGGCATAGGTAAATACCTTTTTGCAAAGGGAAAGACCTTGCGCCAGTTACTCCGAGTAGGTTCAGATAGTTATCTGCAAGCGCAGTTTAACATTCTGCCCTTACTGTCAGACATTAGCGGCATTCATGCCGCTTTGTTGCGGACCTCAAGTCGTATAAACGACTTGGTCGCCCGTCAGGGACGCGTCCAGCGTAGGCATTTTGCCTACGTATGGGACGAGTTGTTACCAGACACTTACTACCCAAATGGCCACGGCTATCGATTGATGCCAGGGATATTCCCTGGTTTAACCGACGTCGCGGACACGGTGGTGAAACGTCTCGTTGTTAACTCGGCGTCTGTATTCCACGGAGAGATCCAGTTTAATTACAATTACACTGGATACCAGGCTGCGCATGCGCAGTTATTTGGTCTTCTAGATGCTCTAGGGGTTCAACCGAACCCTGCGATTATCTGGAACGCCATTCCTTGGTCATTTGTGGTTGATTGGGTTTTCGGCGTAAGCCGATGGCTTAATCAATACAAATACTCACTGATGGAACCTGTGACAAACATACTGGGTTACTTATGGTCAATATCACGTAAGAGAACCGTCTACTTATCGTTGCGTAATGCACCGATGGAGCAGATGCCTCCGTGGTGGTATTGGTGGTACCAAGGGTACCCGTCCTTAAGTAACACGTTGCCTGGAGTCCATGAATCGGCTTACCGCCGAGAAGTGGGCCTCCCGACAATCAGCTCGATACTCTCGAGCGGGCTGTCTCCTAAGGAGTTCAGTCTAGGTGCGGCTCTCGTGTTATCACGAAAGTACTCACCAAGACGCGCAAGAAGGTGGAAAGTAAAGTAATATCTGCTCTCTCGAGCAGACTTTGCTTTCCTCTTATTTCGCGGTCAATACGGTTAACCGTAAGTCGAAGCATGCTAAGTAATACACTTAACACCAACGAAATCAAGAACTCGGCAGGGACTGAAGTTGAATTCAGTCATCTGTCGACTTCGGACCGTCAGAGGATGTTTCACCAAATTGGTGAAACACCTTCTGCCCCCCATCGCTTGACTATTAGTCACAGCGAAACTGGGAGTGGTATGAAACAGCGACGCCGTTCCGTCGTCAGATTTGACAAAACTGTCATTTCTGGCGTGGATACAGTGACGCCTATCACGGTCTCAGCGTATACTGTCCTTGACTACCCGATTGGGGCGTCATTGACAGGAGCCGAGGCCGCCAATGTACTTGCAGAGTTGATATCGTTCTGCGCCTCTTTAGGCGCGGATACGACGATTCTCTACAATTGCACTGGTAACGGTGCGAATGCGCTCTTGAACGGAGAACTTTAGTTCTTCGTCAAGACGCGCCGTTCTGGACGATGGAGGAGGCTCGAAAGAGCCTTCTTCATTGATCCCTCAGTACGGTTAATAGTCCGCGTAATTATCATTCTTCTCCAGTCTGCAGGAGCTCCACTGATCTTCGAGATACGTCGTTTGACGACGATTCTCGTTGTGACCGTGTTCGCTCTTGCATTCAGGATTGGTATGGTAGTTACTTGCACTAGCATTCGTGATCCTCTAGTATCTGGTACTAAGAAACATTTCGCGCCATTAATGGTGCGAGTCTTGTTTCCGTTCTTGATGCTATAGTTCACGTTTGCCTTGATTAGCCTATTCATAGGTTTGTCATGTTTCTGTACGGGTGACACCCACCCCTATTAAGGGTGGAGTTCGGATCGTTAAGTGGTGCATGCTCTAGGAGAGCTACCTTATGGTACTCAATAAGAGCCTAGATGAAACGGTTAGTCTCATCGCTGCACTGCTTAACGACATTCAAATGTCGCACGAAGCAGTGTTCAACTGTCGTGTAAGAAGTTTGACCCTTAAACAGGTCAAACGACGAACACGTTCCGAAGGAATAGGTTTTCTCACGAAAACTTTGCCCCGTCTTGGTAAGGCTTTTGATAAAGCCTTATCGGGAGCTTCTCCATTAAACTCTACATCTCTGGGCTTTGCAGCTCAGAGGGGTAGTCAGCTTCCGAGGTTTCTCGGTGAGCTGTTTAATGAAGTTCTCTCAAAGGACGGAGTACTCCTTCCCGAACCGTGTGTAGAATGCGTCAAAGCTATAAGGTTAGTTTTGTACCTGTTTTACAAGTACGAACTGCCCTATACCGATGAACAAGCACAACAAGTCATCTCTAAGTTCGAAAGAACCGAGAGTGATCTATCAACGAGCGGAGAGCTGTCCATTCGACTCAACAGTCTTATGCACAGCACTTCCGTTCATGTCCGTAGACAGCATCGCGATCATTATTGCTCGCCATGCCAGTCCACAGTCACACGGGAAGCAAAGATACTCTTATCGAATGTCTTTGCTTACTTCGACCCAAAAAACATCACCCCGCGTCATGGACCAGGTGCCGTTGCTACCAAGCAACGACTCTGGGACAAGTTTCGTTGGACGAATGTTTCAGATCGTATCACCTTACTTTTCCCTTTTGACGAATATTTTTGTTCGTCGATTGGGTCAGTTTGTGATAACTATGCAACCTTTTCAAAGGTTGCTGGTATGGATCTTCCGGCGCGAGTAATACTCGTGCCGAAGGATTCTCGTGGCCCCCGTCTAATCTCTTGCGAACCCGTTGATTTTCAATGGATACAGCAAGGATTGGGTAGGGCTATTGTTGAGTTAGTGGAATCCAACGTGGACACCATGTTCAACGTTCATTTCACTTCACAAGACGCGAACCGGTTTGGGGCCCTTTTGGGGTCCGAAAACGGAAGATACGCTACCCTAGACCTCAATGAGGCCTCGGATAGAGTAAGTCTTGAGTTGGTGCGCCTACTCTTCCCGCCTCACATATGTGAGTACCTCGAAGCATGTAGGAGTCTATCGACCGAGCTACCGGATGGCAAGGTTTTAAAGCTTAATAAGTTTGCGCCAATGGGAAGTTGTTTATGCTTCCCTATATTGGCTCTTACTGTTTGGGCTATCCTTACCGCCGCAGCTCCTGACGCAGATACTCGCGAGAGTATCTTAGTGTATGGTGATGATGTCATCGTCCCCACGGCTTATGCCGCGAATGCGATGGAACAACTCGAATCGTTTGGGTTAAAGATTAACCGCGATAAGAGCTGCATCAGTGGACTCTTTAGAGAGTCATGTGGCATGGATGCCTTCAAAGGCAGAGATGTCACTCCTGTTCGTTTACGAACAGTCTGGTCATCAACACCCAGTCCCGACGTTTATACTAGTTGGATCGCTTATGCGAACTCCTTCTATGATAAACGGTGCTACTCCGTCTACTACGCAATCGTAGAAAGGCTTCGAACCATTTATGGTTCGATTCCTAGCGACGACATGAATCTTTCATGTCCTAGCTTGCGTGTAGTTCCCCTCGACGAAAGACCTAAGCGTCGGCGTATGAACAAGAGCTTGCAAAAGCTCGAGTACAACGTTTACGACGTCAAGTCACCGTTGATTAATCACGAAATAGATGGTTGGTCCATGCTTCTTCGGTACTTTACCGAAGGATGTGGACCCTCAATCGTATCTCGCAATGTAACCCGTCGAGATGTTGGTTTAGAGTCATATGACCCTAACCCTGCATTTAGTGTCGGCTCATACACGGATCGTCGTACTAGCATGCTAGTACGAAGATGGCGATGAACTGGGAAAAGATTAGTTATCTTTTCTCATGGACTAGGG